TCTCTAGGCGGCGAATTAGAACGCGCAAGCCTGGGCTGATGCCTTTGGCAACACCATCAAAGCCGGTGTACGGGCGGCGCTCAGCCTTCTTTGACGCCACGCCCGAACGCCTGGTCTTGCGGGTTCAGCCAGCGAAGCAAAGGCGGCAGCACAGCAGCGATGCCAGCAGCCAAAAGCTTCTTAGGGTCTGTCTCGCCAGCCAGATAAAGCGCCAAAGATGCGCCAAGGAAGCTGCGGGCGTAGGACGCAATCATTGCCTTGTCTTTATCATTCATGGTTCTCAATGTGCCTATCTATTTTGGTCTCAATTCGGTCAAGGCTGTCGGCAATGATTCCGTGATCTTTGTGCTGGTTCTTAAAGCCTCGATGAATAAAAGCGACAACAACAGAGAACAACCCAGTGACGATGACAGCCAGTAGACCATTATCCATAGCATTATTGAATGATGCTTGTGAGGTCGCCGGTGCCTTCTTCTGTCCAGCCTGACGCCACAAGCTCTGAGTATTCTTCGTCTGTCATTTCTCTGACGACTTCATCAACTTGAATGTATGGCTTAGTCATAATTAGTCCCTGTATCCGTAGACATCGATTGTGCCGCCCGTAAGTGTGCCGCTGGAATTTGTCAAAGTAAAATCGGTGTAGCTAGTAGTGTTGGCAAGCATTGAGCCGCGACGCTGATATAAGCCTGTTGATGTGTCTGGCACAATAAAGTCGCCGGCCATTAGCGTGTATTTTGTCGCAAATGGTTGAAATACCTCAAAATTGGCAAAGATTACGTTGGCGTTCGCGTAGCCAAGTGTGGCGTATGCGGTATTTGCCTCGTTCGAATTAGACGTGGCGCCTGCAAATGTGTAACCAACAGCGCCGGTGTAGTAACCGGTGGTTGTTGCGCCAAGAGTCAAGCGAAGCGTCGTTGCTGTTGAAGCGATCCCCCCGGATACAACAATCTTGTAATTAAGGTAGTCAGCGCTGAATGCGTCTGTGACGGTGACGCTTGCGACGGTTGTGCCGATTGTCTCAGTCTTGATCAGCCATAGGCCTATTTTGTTCATTTGGGCGGCTGTCAGAACATTGCCAGCTACAAAATCTGGGGGCGTTGCCATAAGTGTCTCCTATCCTAGGACATTGTTGGAATCAAGTACGCCATATGTGGCGTGATCGAGTATGAGTTGGTAGACGATTTGCGCTGGGCTGGTGTAAAAGCGAGCGGTGTGACCTCTAGCGAAATCAATACGGTGTTCTAGGCCTTCAATAGTAAGGTCTTGAGCAAATGGGTTGGGACTGCCGCCAATCAAAATTTCTTTTTCAATGCTGATGTAGCTGCCTAAATCGAGAATGCTGGCTGCGTCCCGTTGGCTGCTTGTCAGGTTGCCATACCAGGTCTCTACGTTGTCGAACCTGGGTTCTGGTTCTGGGCTTAATAGATAATTGGCTAGGTCGTCTGCGGCGCTGTTGTCATGTAACAAGCTGTTGATGATGTAGAGCGATTTTATGAAATAGGTGGCTTGGCTGTTGGCGTCTGATGCTGTCTGGGTTGAGCCACCTGCTGGCGTTACTTGTACCAAATTGATTATGTCCTCAGCTCTGAACGCTATGCCAATATCTCTGTAGGCGGCGCCCGTTCCATCGTCTTTAAAATTGAGCTCTGGTGGCCCGAATACTTGACCAATGCGATTTTGACTTACCAACACGCCTTCTCGATCTACAAAAATTCTGCCGCGCTCTGCGGAGTACGTAATTTGGTCAAAATATGCTTTGACGTTCTGACCGTCAGCAATTGAATAGGCGCCGCCGCCGCCTAATTCAACAGTGCCTGCGTGAATGTTGCGGGCTGCTCCTGTTGGGTAGTCCACTTCTGCTAGGTCGAGCACCCAATTGATGCGAGTGCCTGTAAATTCTTTCGTGGGGCTCTGGCCTGTGATAAAGGTCTGGGCTAGCCGGTACATGTTGTCTACGCAGAACACGGTGACTGTATCGAGCCCGCCCAAAGTAAAGGTGTAGTCATAATTGACCACAAAGCCGACAAATAGCAGTTCAGGATTGTCGTTGTCGTCGTAGCGGATGAGCTTCACGGCGCGGCCTGGTGCAAGCCCTGGGACGCCCTGCAACTGGTCAAAGTACGGATTCGATGGGTCGTCGTCGAATGGGTTGAACACGCCATCTGCCAGTGTGTCGTTCAAGGTAAAGCTCATGGTGCCGTTGGTTATGGCGTCGTTCTCGTCTTGGCGGCCTCGCTTTAAGTTCACATTTAAAGTGCCTTCAGCGACGCTTGCAAAGTTGCTTGAGCCGTCTAGCACAAAGTCAGCATCATCAAGTCTGCCTCTAGTTGAGTCATCAAGAGTGAAAGCATTGACAAGAAAGCCTGTGTCGATCAGCAGGTCATATTTGCCTGCATTCGGGATAGTCACTGCAGCCATTAGGCCACCGCAACAGGAATTGGGCCTTGCACCTGGTTGTATTGGCGTAGCGCGTTCACAACGCTTTCACCTATTTCTGCGCTGGTGGCAAGCCCTCCGTCTACGTTAATCGTCACGTTCATGGCGGCTTGTGCGGTTGGATCTGCCATAAAGTAATCAGGCAAAATCGTCTGAATTGCTGGAGATGCGAAAGCTGGCGCGGCTGGTGCAGTCACAGTTCGACCAGCGCCCCCACCAGCGCCCCCACCACCGCCTGCACCAAAGCCTGTTGGTGGAATGATATTTGGAAATGCCGGTGCGAGATTAGTGCCTAGTGGCATGTTGCCGCGATTCTCCCCAACGAGCTGCGGGGTGCCACCTGTAAAGCCACCACCAATGCGGCCCAGCTTTATCTCTGGCAATTCTGGGATATTTACGCCAGGTATAAAATTCAGCGCCTTGATTATGATGTTCACGGCGCCGCGCACAATGTTGGCATAATTTTCGAACGCGCCAATCATGAAATTAATCAGACTGTTCACGCCATTGCGGAACCACTCAAATTTGTTGTAAGCGACTACTAAGCCGCCGATCAGAATAGCGATACCAGCAGCGATCAGGCTGAATGGGTTAGCCATCATCGCAATGTTCACAGCCACAATCGAGGCGGCCAAGGTTGCGATCACGCCAGCAATAGCCAGGAACACTTTGGGATTACGGGCAGCCCAATCAGCAAATTTAGTCAGCAATGGCAGCACCGCTTGGACAACAGGCAATAAAGCCCTACCAATAGCGGCTTGAGTGTCTCGTAAAGACGCTGAAAGAATACGTTGCTGATTTGCGAGCCCGTTGCTGGTGCGTGCAAAGTCTCCCTGGGCGTCGCCGGTCTGCTTATAAATAGCCGCTTGAGCGGCCAGAACCTTTTGCTGGGCTGTGAGCGCCCCCGAGCCATCATAGATGCCCAAATTAAGCGCTTCTTGCTTTAGAGTCGCATCATTCAGCAATACGCCATAGCGTCTGATTGGCTCTGATTCGCCCCTAAGCGCCGCCCCAAGCGCAACAATTGCGTCCTCTGGGGTGGTGTTATTGAAGCTTGCTAGATCGGCTGCCAAGGCCGTGAAATCGGTGCTGAATGTGGCTAATTGGGTGCCGGTGAGCCCTGCGGCTTTGCCGAACACGCCAAAGGTCGAAGCGGCATCGAGCGCGGCGGTCTTGCTAATTCCCATGCTTTTGGCAGTAGTGTCACCAAAGGCAAGCACTTCTTTTGCTGCGGCACCAAAAATTACGTTCGTCTTGCTTACCGTCTCGTTGAGATCGCTGGCAGCTTTCACAGCTGGCACAGCTGCGGTGGTTAAAGCACCAAGCGCCCCAATAGCAGGCAGGAAAGCCTTTTTCATCACAAAGGCGGCCTTTTCGGTGTTCGTCTCTAGCTTCTTAAATTCGGCTATGGCGCGGTCGATGCCTTTGCCGTTGAACTCGGTGATGATTGGAAGATTGACAGCCATCTCAGGTGTTCCAGTTCTTTAATGCTCGACGGCGACGGTTCAGGTCATCCATCATGTTGTCGATAAGGGTCTGGGTCTCGCGCACAATGTCGCCATCGTGTCGTTCGTAGGCGCGCCACAGAACACGGGACGGCGGCCCAAAGCGATTAGTAAGCGCTGACACCATATGGGAGCCCTGGCGTGTTGGTACTGGCCCTTTGCCTGACATGTCGAACATTGTCGCGGCTGGGCCTTTAAAGCGAATGTAGAAGGTCGCCAGGTTGGTCATGTGGCCTGCGAACATTTTGGGCTTGCGACCAGATACTTGTGATACGACTGTGTGCTTGCCAGCGACGCCCCAGGGGAACATTTGGAAGCCGCTGCGGGTCGTCCAGTTGCGATTCATGCCGGACAAAGGCGCGCTGGTCGGTATGAGCTTCTTGGCTGTGTCCTCGACGGGCTTGGTAATCTTCTTGAACTCTCGGGTGATAGCGCGGCGCGCTTCTTTGTCCAGGCTATTAAGTTCGCGTAGAGCATCCTTGATGCCTATGACTTCTACGCTGACACTTACGGACACTAGCGGCTCCTTCGTTGCTTGCTTTGTTCCTCTAGCACCTTACTGACCGTAACTAGGTCGGCTGTGTCAAATTCGATACTAGGCGGCCACCACCCAATAGAGACAACTAGCTCGGCTAGTGATCTTCTGATGGTGCCGCGTGGGTAGGGTTCGCGGGTTCCTCCGTGACTATCTCGATGTGCTCAAGCTCATTAATGAACTGGTCGAACACGGCGGGCACCACTATTTTGTGCAGCTTGCTGGCTTCATAAGCCAAGAACGCCAAATCTTCAATGCCGAAGCCATTAGCCATATCGGAGGCTTTGCGCTTAAAGCGGCGCTCCCAGGCAACAATCACGCCCAAGGTCGTTACAACCTCGTGCTCCTCACCTTTGCGCTTGTAGCGAATAGTTACTTGCATGGCTTCCTTTCGTGTCGGGCCGAGCGGTTACGCCAGGCTTACGGGGTTGTGTCTACGGTGTAGGCGCCGCCCGTGAAGGTTACATCTACGACGGAGAGCTCTCCCATTGTCGCGTTGATGACAGGCAGCTCAGCCAGGAATGCGCCGGTAAGGGTAAAGCCTGGGTTCGTTGCGCCTTCGGAGCCTGATGCTGGCTTGACGATGACGTTAGTGGTGGTGCCAACAAGAGCCGACAAGGTGGCGTAGGTCTCCGTAGCGGCGTAGCTCATATACAGCGACAGCGTTACTTCGTGATTGCCTAAGCCTTTGGTGTATTTGCGTTCTGTGTCGCCAAAAGCGGTCGCCTCAAGCTGGTCGAAGCGGTGCGTAAATGTGGCAGCGGTGCATTGGTCGGTGAGATCGACACTATTGACCGTTACGACTGGGTTGGCGAGGTAGGTGCTGGTTGCCATGTGCTATTTCTCCTTGGTGCTGGTCTTGACTTTAGGGCTTGCTTTCGGCTTTGGCGTGGATACTTCAGCAATGAAGCCGAACGCCAGCAGCGCTTCAATGTTGGTGCCAGGCTGCGGCTTGAACGGTTCGCCAGGTACGCCTACACGCTCAGACACGACGACGTAGGTCATGAGGTCTGCACCTGCATTTCAACCATTAGGTCATAGCCTGGGACGATGGTGCCGCCAATGTCGAGGCTGGTGGGGCGTCCTTCGGTCACGGCGACGTTCTTAGCCACTAGGGAAGCTGCCAAGCTGAGCAGCTGATCAAGGGCATCCTGGTTGCCTGGGCCTGAACTGATGATCTGCACCGGCACCGACATCTGGGCAATGTTGTAATTGAACATCGTGAACGATGGGGCGCCAATGAGCACACAGCCAGGGCTGATATTTCTAGGGTCACGCACCACGGGCAAGCCGGAGATCGTTGCCAGAGTGGTAGCCAGGTCGTCGAGGCCTTCATTGTAGAGGCCGGTGCCTGGCATCAGGCCACCTGTGGACGGTCGATGCCGAGCAGCTGCTTGACCATTGGGCCCATGCCGATCATTGGGGCGGTTCCCATGCCGTCGAACGTGGCGAACGAGTCACCCAGCGAGCCGCGTGCTCGATAGAGCGCTCCGGCGTACATGATCGTGCCAAGCTTGACATCGGTGCTTGGCACTGTGGTCAGGCTGTCAAAATAACCTGCCTCCATGCGGCGACGCCAACAGAACTGTGAAGCGGCTGCTGCAGCGGTCGTAATAAGCGCTGTGTCGTTCGCTGATGCCACTGTAATGTTGAGCCAGGCGGTCACGTCAGCAGCGTTCACCCAAGTGCACACTGGCGTATAGGTAACGGTGCCGCTTGATGCGGTGCGCTCAACATCGCTAGCAGTCTTAGCAAATAGCACCTGATTCTCAAGCAATACGTCGCCATCGAATAGCAGGTCACCTTCATCGCTGACGCCTGTGAACAGATAGGTAGGCAGCGCATAGACCGTATAGGTGCCATTGAAGGTGGCGTCTACGCCTGAGACAGTGATCGACGCGCCAACCTCCAGCTCCGTAGGGGTCAGGAGCTGAAGGACGGCGTAGTTGTCGAGTAGCTGCTTGTGTGTGACCGTATAGGCGGCCATGTTGGGCCTCCTAGCCGGTTATCAGGCTGCCAGAATCTTGCAGAACTTGGTGGCGTCTGCCATGAACGTAGCAGCGTAGCCGCGCCAGGCAATCGTGCGCCCGAGGATGCTGGGCACTTCAACGCTGACGGCCCCCTTCTGCTGCTCGTAGAACTCGAAGCCAGCGGCGGGGCCTGCTGCGTGTCCTACAACGCCATTGAGATCGCCGGATCCGGTGCCGCCTGCCATGTTCTTATCAACCACCAGCACGAGGCCGAGCGGGTTGCCGTTCCATGACGTTGCAGAACTGGTGCCAAGCGTGTTCTGTCCGTTGAGGCCAGGGGCGCCGACAAATGGGAACACTGGACGGTTCTGGCTGTCTACCAACATGCCCAACTTGGCCCAAGTGATCGGGGCAACAAAGTAGTGGGTGGGCAGGTAGTTCGATCCGTTGCTGATTTGGTACGCGGCGCCGTAAATGCACTCAATGAGGTCTTTTGCGGTGTAAGCGTTCAAGGTCTCGAACTGGGTGGTGCCTGCAACCATCTGATCAACTGCGTAATTGTCCGTGGCCTGTCCGTAAGCGATAGCTAACTGGTCGAGGACGATATTGAGCGATGCGGGGTCTGTCCAGTCCAGATCCTGTTCTGAAATCGTGACATAGGTGCCGAACGTCTGCTTGGTGATGTCGTTGTTGCTGACAGTTACAAGCGACGGGTCAAGCGTGTTGAGCTGGCCGGTGGGCTGCTGTGTGACGGTTGGGCGTGCCGTGATCTTGGGGCGGCGGAACGTCGCACCTGATCCTGGCATTGCGCGGGTGCCGATTGCTGACACAAAGGGGCGCACCGCGTTCAAGCCATCGTAGACGGGGCCAACGATTGGCTCCGGCAAGATGCCAGGGGTCTCGCTGGTGTCGATGTTCGGCGCTGCCGCTTTGATGTTGGCGTTCAGCTGTGCGAAGTCATGACCACCGCGCACAAAAGCGGCGATGTATTCGGAAGGGCTTGGCAGCTTGAACGAGCGCGGCTGTGCAAAGACGGTCTGCACGCTTGATGCTTCGATCACAGCGGGAGCTTCTACTTGCTGGGACATTTGGGGCTCACTTTCTTGGGGTTGGTCTTGAGTATTGCTGATTTGTTCTTCATTGTGGTGGATATCTGCACTAGCGGCAATGTCGGTGATTGAGGCGCCAGCGAACGCTGGGATTGGCACAAGGCTTAGTTCCATCCAGTCAGCCTTCTTGACGACCATAACGTCGCCGTCCCAGCTGAATTTCTTTGGGTTGATGCCGACCGATACCGAGTCGAGCACGCCTTCCTGGGCAAGTTGCAAAGCCTCATCACCTAAGGCGGTCTTGGCAATTTTGGCCTGGAACAGCATGCCTTCATCAGTGTCCACGCGGCCCGTGACCAATCCGACCGGCTGGCTGGCGTCGTGATACATGAACAGCTTGGGGGCTTTGCCGTCTGTTGGCAGCGCTCCGGCTTCGATGCGGATGCGCTGACCGTCGTTCACAGTTGCGACCTGGCCGTAAGGGACAGCGATGCCGGAAATGGTGCGGCGCTGGGTGCCGTCTGGGGCGGCTGCGTCGATCGTGACGCTGGCGGTCAGTTTGACGGGTGCGGCACTCATCTCCATGTCATCCTCTGGTTCTTCAATTTCCAGTTCACCGCCTGGCTCAATGCCTTCCTCCTGGCTGATGGCAACCATTTGCTCAATGGCGGCAGATTTGGTGAGGTGGCATCCAAGCTGTTCCATATCTTCTTTGACGACTGCCCAGCCAGCGCAGTCCTCAGCGTCTTTCGTGATGTAGTAAGGCATTAGGCAAGTGCTTCCTGTGTGTTCTCTGCTGATTGGTTCATTGGTGTCAATTCTTCTGCCGCAAGATAGGCGTCGATGTTGAACTTGATTCCTGTCCCATGTGGAAGAACATTGTCGGCGCTGAGTGTCTCCTCGATGCAGGTCATGATTGGCTTCATGCCGAAGATGTAAAGATCTTCGCGGGCGCTTGCTGAGTTGGTGTAGCTGTAGGAGCCGGTAGCGATTGAAGCCAGATAGGATGGGATGCCGATAGCGCGGCACAAGTCTTTTGCCTGGTAGTCAGCCGCTTCAATCAGAAGCATCTTGTCTGGCGTCGCGTAGGTCTCTTTTACGTCGATGTATTCATTCACAGCGGCGGTCTGATTGTTCATGCGGGCTACGTCGAACGCTGCGGAAAGGTCAGCGAGTTCTTGGGCGCTCAAGGGTTCGCCACCTGTCTGCTTCAACACCACTGAGGGAATAGAGCTCATGGCGTTACGGCTGCGGGCTTGCTCCAGCTTAAGCGCGGTGTCGATTGCTTTGCTGGTGGTGTAGATCAAGCCTTGGTTAGGGCTGATGAACTGCACAACGTCGCGATAATCAATTGGCAAGCCGTT